GCCAACACCGTTACTACACCAGACAACATTGCTGTAATCAAAATAGCTAGGATAACTTTTAAAAAAGTTTCTTTAAATTTTTCTCTTTGTTTTTCGGCTTTTATTCTAGCATCACGCCTGGCTTTTCTGGCTTCAGTTCTGTAATGAACAAAATCCTGGTACAAACCTGGACGCCCTAGGTAGATCATTATCTGTTTCAGTTGTTCTTCTTTTTCTTTTATTTGCTCTAAAGCCATAAACTCTTCTAGGTCATTATCTGTTTTACCTAGAAAGTTAGTCCAGATACTATTCTTTTTTTTATGTAAATCTTGTTTGAGCTGTTCTTCTGCGCCTACAAACTTTGCGATTGCAGCTCCAGCTGAAGATAATTCTCTACCATTTTCTATTGTTTGTTTGATGACTGCAAATGCACTATTAGCTACCATTAGCATTTCAAGCATAGTGTCACCTCACATTCAGAACCTTGTCTAATTTATCTTCTAGTCTATGCAAGGCTTCCATTACACGACCAGAAGTGTCACGCAAATCTTCTTTAGATGCGTATTCTTCTCTTGTTTTATTAAGTAGTATTTGTATTCTTTTTACCTCTTTTACTAAATATGTAAAAACCCATGCCATTGGCATAATTACTAATGTAATGATCGCTGACCATAATGTGGGAACATCAAGCTCCATTATTGTTTAATCTCCATAGCTACGATTGTAGACATTGCATTATTAATATTAATATAATGTGTACCAGAACTAACTTTTGCTTGTATTGAATAAGTGATTTGACTTGTAGTTGATGGACTATCTTCAAATATTACAGTACCCTCAACATCTGTACTAGGAATATAAATTCTACCAAAATCATTATTTCCTAAATTTGTTGAATCTCTAAATAAAGAAAAAGAAATCATGCCTGAACTTGCAGTTTGAAAAGGCATTCTACCCATAACTAAGATTGTGCTTGTAGATGAGCTTGGTGTTATTTGTACTGTTGTTGAAGTTGCACTATAGCTTGTTGTTGTTAAAGCTGCTTCGGTTTGTGCAGTATTTTCTTTAACTTGCAACACACTACCAGTAGGAAAACTTGAAACTGGTAAAGTAGGTTGACCACTAAAATTTAATTTTGTAAGAGCCATTTTATACCCCCTAAACTTGTATCATGTAAGTGCCAAATACATCAGCAGTACCATTATCGTATGCACTTACTGGTGTTGAAAGTGAGCCAACATTGTCTTTGTTTTGTAGTAAAGAAGCATAGGATTGCCCAGC